TGCTTAATGTAGCGTAAGCCCCACTCTACTTGCTGTATTGGTGTAGCTGTTAATAGCCATTTAGATCTACCTTGAGGAATACCAGCATGACTGCCGTTAACTGCTTTAGGATTCCATGCACTCTCTTTACCATATAGAGCTGCAATGCATTTGTATTGTTTAACATCTCCTAATGAGTAATATGCATATTGCTTAGGAGTCATGCTTATCTGGTTTAGATCTGTAGAGCCTGCTGCTGGCATAAAGCATAGAGCTGCCCCAAAACCTAGCAGCACCCCGCGAGCTATGCCCTTACGGGCTCGCGGTGAGCGTTTGATACGCTCTGCGTTGCTTAGGTTATCATGCGTGTCAAATCCATTTACATAAGTGCTGGTCAGAGCGGTGTGTCGCTTCATTGAGACTCCAATCTAATGCCCTGTGGATAACTTCTGTGGATAACTATTTGCCCATAACTACAACAATAGAACCAAATCCAGCTGGTGAGTGATAGCCACCAAAGGTTAATCGACCTTTAATAAAGTGTATTTCGTGAGGCATACAGTAATCATGAAACCATCTTGTGTCCGTGCTGTTAGGCAACAAGAACACAACGGGAACAGATTTACTAGCTTCTAAACCTTTGGCAAGAAACTTAGGCAGTTGTCTTCCATAGGGCGGATTGCACCAAATAGCAGATGAAGCATAATCAGCCCAATCAACAGCCAAAGCATCCCGCCTAGACTCATCATCATGATCTAAGCCCAGCCAGTTGTCGCACTTGGTTAGTTCCTTATCAGCTGCCGCATCAAGGTCAAAGTTAAACTCTTCATCCCATTGATCATAGAAAGCCTGAGGAGTGCCCCAGTCCTGTTTCTTGCCATAATCAGCGTTATTAAACTGCGGTGTGTGGTTAATCTTTGCCCCATCCTTTGCCCTTAAAGTGAATAGCAGATGAACTGATTGCCTTTACCATAGGTTCATTACAATAAGCACATAAAATCATTGGTCTATTGTTCCATCCGTGATGGACTTCTTGACTAAGATTGCATCTGGCGCATTTGTAATCGTAGGTTGGCAAGTTAGGCACCTCTGTATCATGTAAGACCCACAAGCTGAGCAGCGGTCAATGTCTGCTTCTGTAGGTTCGCTAGTAATGTGACCGTATTTTAGTTGAAGTAGTGGCAATAGATCACCCAATCGAATAACGCATGCATAGTCCTCTGCGTTTTCAGCTTGTCCATTGAGTCTTAGACAGGCAAATCCCAATTCCCCCGAAATGGATGTGCGAGCCTTTAGCTGCTTCATGTATGCAAGAGGTTGAAATCCAGCGCGGGCTTTGACTTCAACATCGAACGGCACATTGACAACATCCTTGCCACTACCTCTTCCCACACATGCGCCTGCCCACACAGTCGATAGGTACTGTGCTACGACACGCTCAGTGCGGAAACCTCTGTGTTTCCTTGCTTGACTAGCCATTACAGCTCATCATAACAATTACCACAAACCCACCAAGCATGAAGTTCTAACAACTCAGATTCTGGTGTCAGATCTTCACATCTGGAGCATTTGATTAAAGACTCTGGATAATGTGCCAGAGTTATAAACTCTTTAGCCATTGACTGCTTTGCACTTGGCACATTGCCATGTAACAACGCCATTGACTGAATCGGATGAGATGTCCTGTAGATCTCTTATCTGGACTGGCTCATTGCATAACTGACAAGGCACAAAGGCAGACATGAGATCTACCCATTCACCATTGATTTTAATTCCTACATGCCCCATTATACTCTCGCTTTCTGTGGTTGCCATTTACCATCACTACCTAACACATACCATACTGCTGGACATTTACCCTCAAAGCCTGCATGACCTAGAGCTGTGCATTGGTATGCTGCCCAATCCTTGCCAGTCTTTGTGCTGTGTCCAGTTTTCCAGACCATAGATCCATGCTTGCACTGTGGTACTTCAGCAGCTTCTTCTGTGCCCATTACAGCTGCTATGTTTTCCATAGCCTTTTCAAGCGTTACTGGAGCATCTACTACCTTCATGTATTCATTGACAGGAGTAGTCCAATAGTCCTGCACATCTGAAACAGCAGGCTTTACAGGCTTTTGTGCTACTACCTTGCTCATTTCTTCGCGGCTTGGTCTCTTCCCCTTAGGAGCATAACCTGCATTTGCAAGTGCTCTGCCGATTGCCGAAGTCTCACAATTCTCCAGTGCTGAAGTCTGATTGACGCCTCTACTAGACACCGTCTCTTCAGCGTACCCTGTTGCCCAAGCAACGCCATCGCTAGCATCTTTGTATAGGTACGCTTTAACAATGTATCGAGAAGCCTCGACCACTTCCAACTCAGTTGCAATGCGAAACGAAGGATAATCTTTAATAAACTTTTCAAGTCTCACCTCTACTGGCTCGTAATCGGATAAATTAAACATAAAGCTCGTTCTCCTCTGTGGCCAATTGGCCTGCAAGCGCGCCATAGCTGCAAAGATCTACCCAATTGTCGATGTGCTGCGCTGATTGATTAGTCCTTGCAAGTTTAACCAAGACCATGATCCCTGCCACCTGATAGTCGTGTATTGGTGTCTGTAAGTATGCGCTAAGGAGCATTGCGGTGTGTTGCAAGTTATCCGCAGGGTGACCGTATTGAAGCCCACGGTCACGGATCGTGTCGGTGGCTGAGAGTAAGATTTCATTAGCGCGCATCTTGTGTCATTCGCTGATAGTTCTTGCCCACTACAACGCCTTCGCGCTTGCCCTCATTAAAGCCTTGTGACCATCCGACTACATACCACAGCACATTAGCTGCTAACAATAGAACTATGATTGGCATTTCCATTTCTGTACCTATCTGTGCCAATGCCCTTGATTGGCTACAGACTTAGAGTCTCATGCCTATCTGACAATGTCTAACACATTTAGGTAACGAAACGATAACGATTATCTAGGTCGGCCGTAGGACTTTCCAGACACAATGAATGTGCCGTCCTTTTCAATGTTGATTAGATCGACTTGCACCTTAGATCCATGCACATACATAATGGCAAAGGCTTGTTGCCAGTTGGCCGAACCTTTCGTGTAGTGGGCCTGCTTAAAGTCCATAAGATTGCCCACCTCAACACCGTGCAGGACACGCCCTATGCGGCCCCCAGAGGCCTCTGAGAAGGCCGAACGACCTGACCTGTGAGTATGACCTGAGATAACATTCTTGCCGTGCCTACGGGCTGCTTCTAGGGCTGATAGACCCCCTTGTGGCTTGATAGGTGTGTGATCTCCATGCACTGCAATCCAGTTAGGAGCAATAGCCATAGGGTTCTTGTGAAAGGTAATGCCTAGTTCATCGAACTTCATGAACTTCTCAAAGCGAAGCTCTGGCAATGCACCGAAGGCAGGCACTTTAGCCATGATGATGTTATACAAGCGATCCGTGTGATTACTGCGGATGCAATCTGTAACGCCTAAATCCCAGAGAAGCTGCACAGCCTCGTTACGATCATCATCTAGGGTCTGGGCATAACTGCCCATGCGACCTTCTTCCCACTTGCTTATTTGTGGTAGGTCAATCTCATCGCCTATTGTAACTACTTGATCTGGCTTAAACTTTGTGATGAAGCTTGCAAGGTTACGAGTAGCGACCTGATCTTGGTAAGGCACTTGAAGATCGCTGACAATAACGATTCGCTTAATCGTCATCCTCATCTTCGTAATCGCCAAAGCGTTCTGGCTCTATCGGATCAGGCAAGATCCAAGCAGGATAAGCAGTTCGCTCAACGATAATGCCTAGCACTGTTTCTTCATCAAAGCCTGCACGCTTTAAGGATTGAGCAAACTCATACATTCCGATGCAGTAAGCATCGAGAGCTGAGTAATCTTGCTCAACTAGATCCTTAGTCGCTTTTCTTGCCATGTCAAAATTATCGCTCTAGAAGTATGTTATAGATCTCATCGACACGCTGATTGAGTCGCTTAATCTCTGAGAGCAGATGAGTAATGACATAGCCTGCAAGACCACCAATGACTAGCAAGGTGCTTATGTAAAGGCTAAAGAAATCTGTTTGGCTCACTTCTTAATGCCCATCGCTGGATCATTAGGAGATAAGTAACGAAGCACTGGTGGAAGAATAGAAGCAATGCCAGCTGCAATCAGTGCTTTAGGATCTGTGACCCCAGCTGCTGCCATTGAGATAACTGCTACCAGAAAGGCTCTAGCCCATGAACCTGCTGCTGTCTTTAATTCATTCATTACTGGCTCCTAACATAGGTACTTGAAAAAAAGCCCCATCATCGTCAGCTTCTTTCGCAAACGAGATGTGACAGTGGTGATTGTGTTTGTTAGTGCCCTCGTATGTTCTCCAAGCCCATGATTTCTTGCTAGAGGCGATACGACCATCAAAGATAATGTAGGTAATGCGTCTTTCTTTTTTAGACTTGCATAAGAGACGAATCTGATCTGCAAGATCTGGCATGAGGTCTGGCTTAGCCCGACCACTGAGATCACGATCAACATCGATGGCACGAACCCAGCCATTAGCATCGGGATTATGATCGCTAGGGCGAGTTGCGTGTCGAGTATCACCGATCCAGCCATCCGATGTGCGGTCACGACTTGGGTAGGTATCATCAAACTGCTCCCTTAATTGGATAGCAGCTTTAGATAAGCGAGGCTTGATGCTCGACATTAGAACATTCCCATCGCTTTAAGTTATTTAATAACAATTCATCGTGGGCACAAGGCATTGGCGCGACAAAAGCATCATCTATAGGATCATAGGTAAAACCTATACCTGCGTAGTTATAGCGAATCTTGTTATTGTAAGATGTGCGCTTGCAGGTTTGACCCTTAAAGTTTGAGTACCAAGTCTCAGGATCTAATCCTTCAATGGTTTCTGTTTCATCAATTCCGACAATGACTTCTGTGACAGTGTTTGTTTCATCTAAGAATGCGTAATGTGCCATTATGACCAGCTCACATTTCCTGTGCCAGCAGTAATTGTTGTAACTTTATTTGCACCGACTGTTGCAGTCGATCCTGTTAATCCTGCACCGATTGTAATTGTGCGAGCACTTGGATAACGAAGAATGACTACCCCAGATCCACCTGCGCCTGCTACACCTAAAAGACTTAGCGTATTGTTAAAACCTGCACCACCACCGCCAGCTCCTAAATTGGCAGTACCACTTCCAGCAGTGCCGTCCACTGTTCCTGCACCACCACCACCTGAACCACCTGCTCCACCTGCTCCTGTGGCACCGCCAGCAGTCTGTGATCCGCCACCGCCACCGCCAGCATAAGTTACAGAAGATCCTGTGATTGAGGTTGCAACGCCGTTACCACCTGCACCACCTTGTCCATCTGTTGCTAGTGTGCCTGCAACATTTGCTCCACCACCACCACCACCTGCTCTAAGACCACCTGTGTCATTAGTTCTTCCATTACCACCATTACGACCTTGATTTGTAGTACCTGTTCCAGCAGTGACATCGTATGAACCGCCACCACCACCACCTGAACCGCCATTGGAAGCGTCTGAGTTTGCGCGACCAAAACCGCCACCTGCTGAAGTGATAGTTGAAAAAACACTGTCACTACCTTTAGTTGCAGTTGGATTACCACCGACACCACCTGCACCAATAGTCACTGTGTAGTTTGTGCTAGGCGATAAAGTTAAACCAGTTTCTAAAGTACCACCACCGCCTGTTGCAGTTACAGTTGAACGAAGTCCACCTGCACCACCACCGCCGCCATAGTTACCAAGATTACATCCACCACCACCACCACCTGCAACGATAAGATAATCAACAAGAAAAGTTGCAGGAGCAACTGTGCTTCCTGCAATAATTCCAAAAAGTGAGTTGAGCATTATGCAATGCCACCGACTACAGTCCATGTGTTAGCAGCAAGTTTTATTGCAGCGGCAGCCTTATAGCGAGCCAATACTGGCACTGCTGATACTGCTCCAGCACTTGTCACTGTTGTAGTACCTGAAGTAACTGCATTGATGCTAGTAATGCCTGCGCCCTTTTGATAGACCACTAGAGTTGTGCCAATAGGAAAGTTATAAGTTGCATCGGTTGGGATGCTAAAGATGTTAGCTGCTGCGTTATCCATTGTGACAATAGCGTTAAGACCATCTGCCTTGACTGCTGTGTAAGTAGTGCCAGTCTGTGCATTAACAGTAAGACCAGCGAACTTGGTGTCAATGTCCTGCCCAAGCTCTGCGATAGCAGTCGCTCCGTTTTTTACAAGGTCGCTCGATTGTGGGATGTCAAAGCCGAAGTTAGTCGTTGTCGTGGCCATTAGGTTAGTGCTCCAGTCGCGTTAGTCCAGATAAGTGTAGCATTTACGCCTGTCCAAACGAGCGAGGCAGGCAATACTGTTTCCCATTGTGTGGTAGATAGTGAGAAGTCTGTTGCTGAGATGTAAAGGGTAATCTCAGTAAAGCTAGGGGTAGCGCGTAGGGCTACATTCTCCACAAATCCATCAAAGAATCCACCGAATAAGTTAGTGGGTAGATTCTGGATCAGAACAGGCTGACCGAAGAATACGCCAATCAAAGAGTTACGCATTGCATCTGGCATGTCTGGATTATCTAATCTGAAAGTAATTGCTCCCAATGAAGCTCTAGGGTTCTTTCTGAGATTTAACTCTCTAGAAGCGATGTCAGTGATGTCTGCAAGGTTCTTGATGTTAGAGTCGAATGAACGCTCAAAGAGGCCGTAAGAGGCTATAGAGTCGCTATCAGAGGTACTGTAGGTGCTGCCGTAGCCTGTGGAGTAGCGATAGATAAGGCTGTTACGGATGCGAGCAGTCTGAGTTGTTGAGGTGATAGAACTTGGTGTTGCATACGAGCCATCGAGGTTAGTAAAGCCATTTGTTGCAAGGTAGTTAGATCTGTGGTCTGCATCGTCATAGGAGACATCTCCATCCTTTTCCTCGTAAAGAGTGCCTAATGCGCTAGTTGCAATCTGATCTGCAAGGGTCTGAGACTTGGCAGTGGCACTAGCTGCGACAGCGATCATTGTGTAGAAGCCTGAGTCAATTGTGCCAATGTAACTCTCAGCATTTGCCCATGTCTGAGTTGCAGGATAAGTAGCCCATGTAACTGTAGGTGTTACCTCAGCCCATGAAAGGTTAAGAGCGTTGCCTAGAATGGCTGCAATCTGTGCGCCATCTAATCCTTCTGTAATAGCGGTGTTATAGACCGCCTTAGTGAGTTTAGCCAGGGAGCCAATACCCAAGATCTTGCCGGTGGTGATGTAGCCAGTCTCATCTGGGCTCCTGACTCCGATGTTAAAGTCTGATACTTCTCCACCAAATACAATCACATAAGTACCGCTCGAGTTTTTTAATTCTAGGGTGATTTCTTCTGTGACATTTATGGTGAAATCTGCCCCAGTAGTGTTGATAAGTTCTACTTGGCAGTAACCTGCACTGCATTGACGATCAATGTCTAAACGACCAGCAGCAAAAGACACAGAGGTGACAGTCGTATAGACATCATCACCTACTGTAACTCGCCATTCTGGAAGCCATGTCATACTGCGAATAGACCCCCAACTAAGGTGCCACGATTTCTGGCATTTGTAAGAACTTCGTCAATGGCTTCTGCAATAGCATTAGGATCACCGATGCCAGTATTGACATTGATTGTAACTCCAGCAGGCAACTGGTTGCCTGTGCCATTTGTGCCTAGTCCAACTACAGAAGGCATGGATGGATTAGATGCTGAGACGGATGGAATAGAAGCTCCGACAAAAGGCTTATAGCCGCCCAGTGCTGCTTGTTGCTGTTGATTAAGAGCATTGAAAGCAGAAGCAGCAGATCCAGCAAAGCCATTAAAGTATGACTGTAAAGAGGCTAATTGGTCCTTGACTGACATAAAGTTCCAGTTCTTGAAGACATCATCCAGAGGCTTGATACCTTGCAAAGTGCTGACTAACTTCTCTGTGTTCTTTTGTGCCTCATCGAGCATCTTTGTGTATTTTTCGATCTGGCTAATGTTCTCATCTTCAATGGCCTGCATTAGCTTCAAGCGGATGCGTTCTTCTTCTGAGATCTTGCCCTTTAGGGCTGCTTCAATCTGGATCTTTTGTAGGTCGAAGATAGCCTTGGCTTTTGTGAGTTTTAAGTTTTCTTTTGTGGATTTAGTCAAAGTGTTTGTGGCTTTAATCTGAGCTGCTGCCGCCTTTTTAGCAGCGGCATCTGCCTTCTGTGTGTCCTGTGAGGATTTGCTTGTTGAGATGTTACCCATGCCCTTAAAAGCAGTAGGGTCAGTAGCAAACAACTCAAACTTAAATATAGATTTAGTGATGGCAATAAACTTGCCCGTTTCGCGTAAGAAGTTAGCAATAGAGGCAGAAACTGCATCTATCTTTTTGATTAAATCATCTGTCGAAGTTGAATTGGATGCCACTGTCAATGCATCGACAAGACCCTTACCGATAGTTTCCTTGGCGTTATTGCCAGCAACGGCTAGTCTGTTTAATGAACCAGCATAAGTGTCAGCAGCTGCTGTTGCTTGACCTGCAAACAATACGGATAAGCGTTGCTGGATTTCCTCAAATGATGATGATGTTAATTCAGCTTTTGATAATCCTACGCCTAAACGACCAAGTGCTTGATTCTGTCCTAGATATGCCTTTTGGAGACTTTGTGAAACCTGAGTGAGAGACTTACCTGTGCCTGCTGCAATATCTAATGCAAGTCCTAGCAATTTTTGTGACTTTGTTACATCACCGGTGGCACGAAGCAAACGATCCATTGCTGGACGAAGCTCATCATCTAAAACGCCTGTTTGTAATTCTAAGCGTGAGATAAAACCATTGACTGTGCCAATGTTTGAGCCATAAGCAAGGTTGAGGTTTTTAAGAGTTGTACCTAATGCCGTTGCTGCTTTGTCATCTTCTGCAAAAGCCTTAACAGATGCTTTGCCAAATGAAAGAATGGCAGCAGTGCCTAGTGCTAGACCGAAGTTGCGAGCAAGGTTCTTTGTGCCTTTGTTTAACTTTGTAATTGCCGTGTCAGCTTGCTTAAAACCTTTGCCGTCAAGTTTCGAGCCAATGTTAATATCTATAGCCATTAGGCAGCCTTACTAAATGTAGAAGTTTTAGATCTGTCATAAAACTTGCGCTCTGCTTTGTCAATGGCTTTAATCGCTGCGCCATAAGCCTTACCTTGATCTTGTGCCCACGCTTTGAGGATTAAGCGACCACGACCCTTTAAGCTGCTAGTCAATGGACCAAGATTTTCAATGAACTTTGTACCTGCATTAGGATTGACAGAACGACTGACCTTCTTCGAAGCTCCGCCTGCTTTAGGGCCTACCCAAGGTTGGCCTTCTCCATTATTGGCTCGGCCTGCTGTTTCATAGATTGCTCCTGCAACAGACTTATTATAAATAGTGGCGTTAGAAGTAAAGCCTGATCTAGTAGTTCTGCCCTGCTTAGTAGTAAAGCCAATGCCAGAGCGGATAGTCCTAGCATTGAACATGGGAAACTTAGCCTCTGAGAATGAGCGGCCAGCCCAACCAGACATAGGAGAATCAGAAGGCACAAATCCTTTAGCCTTCTTGGCAATAGGAGCTAGAGCAATTCTAAGTTCTTGATTTAATTCTTTGTTAAGGTCTGGAGCAAACTGTCGGATGGCCTTGCGTGTTTGTTTAACGCCTTCTACTTTTACTCGCATCGCTGGCCTCCTTTGCTTCATCTTTTAGACCTTGAACTAGAGCATCTAGCATGGTCTTATCTAAATCTAGTAACTGCTGTGGCGCGATTCCCAATCTAATGCTTAGCCTGGCGATTAGATAGGTGAATGGAAGATCGCGCTTTAAGCTAAAGGGTCTGAATCAAGCACCTCGACACTTTGTAGTGTCTCAATGAAATCCATACCAAAAGGCTTAACAGATTCACCTGCTCTGCGTGTAACTTCCCATGCTAACCAATAAACATCCGTCTGCTTTTCCTCATCGCGGAAAGCTTTGTGGAAACCCTTTTTAGCGTATTGCTCAAACGCGTACTCCACTGCTGGAGTAATCTCGCCTTCTAGCACGCTTCCATCTGTACGAACGATCTTTAGTTTTGCCATGGTTTGCCCCTTTGTTTAGTTTTTTAGAATGTGCCTGTTGTGGCTACTGCAATTGTTGAATTGCATGTAAATGTAATTGACTGTGTGCCAATATCTGCAACAGCACCATTGATATCTGTGGTGTTATTGACTAGCAATGAGACAGTGTAGAGAGGGTTAGTCGCTGAAACTGCTGTTCCCTTTGTCTGTAGGAATACAGCTGTGACTGTTGTTCCCCATGCAGCTTGTAGTGTTGCCAATACATTTGCTGATGCTGTGTCATTGAGGAAGTCAATAGTTACAGTAGATGCTTCTAGACCCTTAACAAACTTATGAGCAGTATCACCCATTGCTGTTACTTCTAGTTCATCGAATGTGCGGTTGATCGTTACTGCTGTGACATGGTCTGAAAGATCGACTGAGTTGATCTTCACGCCCACATTGTTATTTAGAAATACAGCCATGAGATTATTCCTCGTCTTTCTTAGTAGTTACTGGCTTTGATGGTGTTGGTGCTACCTGCCCGATTTTCTTCAGGAAGGCTTCGTTCTCTAGTTCCCACTCGGACATATTAACTCCAACTCGTAAGGATTGATACGGACATCTCACAGCTGAGTAGGTCTCCCGAAGCAGCATTGAGAATACTTGGTGCGCTGATTGCGCTTACATTATAGACTAGAGATGATGCGGCTAACTTGGCAAACACGCCACAGACAGTATCTTCTATGCCGTTAAGGTTGCCTTCATTATCAAATAAAGGCACAGTCATAATAATCTTAAAATTAGCCATTGGGCTAATAGTGATGTGCTGGTTATTGCTAGGTGTCAAATAAGGATCGTCTGGAGACACGATCACAGAGTTAGCAAGAACTGTGGCAGGCGGAAAAGCAAAGACTTGGTATTTAGTGTTATCTACTAACGCTGTGGCTAAAGTAGTGCGGAGTGTCGTTATCGCTACTGGCGGCATGAACTACCCTATGAGACTTCTAGGGTCAAGCGCATGGGAAACCAAGCCCCGTACCTTCGCCAACAATTGCGCTGACATCCGATATGGGGAAGGCTGGAAATCGACTGCGTTACTGCCTGAAAGGGTGGCTGTACGCGCTTGCCAGATTTCAACAGATATCATTAAAGCTGCGTTCTGAATTGCTGTGTCGGTCGTGTAATCAACTGTTGCCACGGCTGCAACTTGTCCAAAAGGTGTAACTGTATGTCGAGGTTGTGCTGTTGGGGAGCCTGTCACCGCGTAAGTGATAGATGTATCGCTCATACCAGTAATCGCTTTAGATCCGTTATGTGGTGCGCCATTACCACTAATAGTTACTGTTTGACCTACATAGAAAACATCTTTTATAGATTCATTAAAATATAGAGTGCCCTCTGTTGTTGTGTTGCTGTGTGCCACATTAAATGTGTAGTTGTTCCATAGCATTGGAAGTAGGACTGCATCAGATGCATCACAT